AAGTCAGACATCCCGAAGCAGTGTCACTTCGAGGTGGTCGGCGCAAGGGGCGTTCTTGGCGAACAGCAGCGTTCCGAGAAGCTAACACAGGTTGTTGCCTTTGCCTCGAACCATCCTCGGTTCTCGATGATGCTGAAGGATCAGAAGAACCTGAAGCAGCTTTATCAGGATGCTGGTGTCAAGAATCCCGAGCAGTTCATCAAGAACGAAGACGAGATGGAAGATCCGGCTGTTCAACAGTTGAAGCAGCAAGCACAGCAGATCATCAAGGAACTCACGGCCAAGTTGCAGGAATCAGAGAAGGCCGCAAACGACAAGATTGCCGGACTGCAACAGAAGATGCAACAGCATCAGGAAAAGACACAGGTGCTTACACAGTCCGCGCAACTGGAGCATGCAGAGAAAATGCAACAGATGGCGCTGGACTACAACGCCAAGATGGCCGACATCCAGGCGAAGCTACAGGTCAACGCAGAGAAAATCACGGCGGACCTCGTACAACAACGAAACCAGATGTTGCACGAAATAGGCTCAATGCTGCATACGCATGCAACCACGATGCAGGCCAAGGCAGAAGAGCGCAAGCCGCAGGACAACAACAACGAAGTCTTTGGAAAATTGACTTCGGTGCTCGATGAATTGAAGGACGTGATGGAAGCCGATACCGTTCCGGTTCACGGTCCAGATGGACGAATTTCCAAGGTTACAAAGCAGAGGAAACGAGCGTTACAGTGATCGGCTATCAACCAAAACGACGAATAGCTGGTGTCATTCAAAACACGGCGAGTTGCTATACAACCTCGTTTCCGTTGACGGAAAACCCGATCAGCGAGGGCGGGCGCTGGTCGCAGAATGATCCAAATCTGACGAACGTGAAAACGGAACTTCTCGTCGGAGTGCAAGTAGCTCATGGGACGATGGCCGGAGGAGGGTTCGACGATTCTGCCGCAGGACTGTCTGGATTCAATCGCAGTCATTCCATTCAGGCTACGGTATGGAAGGACTCCGGTATTACTGGTGGAAATGCAGAAGTAGAACTGCATTTGAGTTGGTCAGACACGAATGCTCCATACACGTCGTCATTCGGCACGACGACGGTATTCGGTTACGAGATCAACATCAACCAGAACGATGATTACATGATCCTCGGGAGATTCAAGGCGACGCCTGAATTGACGAGAGCGGCGACGACTGGCGTAGTCCCGGTGACTGGGGATATTTTCAAGGCAACGTTCGTATACAACCCGGGAGACGGTTCAGCGGATATCACTGTTTATTGGAATGGCACAGTGAGAATTTCCTACCATGACACGACACCGCCGATTGCGGGAAATCCTGGCATTGGTTTCTACGTCGATGCTGGCGTTGCCAATAACAAGTTCGGGTTCACGTCCATAACGGCGTGTAATCTCTGATGGCAGCTTCCTGGGCACAAACGGTAACTCCGTGGTCGACCGTAAGCCCATCTACCAGCGGCGCGTTTACTCCGTCCGCAGGCAGTGCACTCATTGTCATCGATCTGGATACCGCGGCGACTGGCAGGACGCTGACCTGCTCCGGTACCGGATCATTCCCGCAGCTTAATCCTCCTGGGGCATTCAACGACGCTAACGGCAATTCGCTGGCGATGTTCACCCAGTTGAATTGCAGCGGCGGCTCGCAAACCATCACCGTCACCAGCAGCACGGCTGGCGATCTGATGGCAAGTTATGCGTGGGAGTACTCCAGCGTCAGCAGCATAGATTCCGGTGGAGCGGTATCAAGGGCTACTCCCGGAACAGGAACTGGAGCGATTGTCGGCACGGCGCAGACTGTGGCAACCGGAGATATTCTCCTTGCCTACTGTCAGGATGTGTCTGGCACCGGCACGGCGATCACATCGCCATCGGGAACGAATCGCGGTTCAGGAGTCAACGAGACAAACTTTTGCGTAACGGAATACGCTGGAGCCGGTGGATCTATCACTCCATCGTTTACCAGTTCTTCCGGAGGAACAGATAACTTCGACGTAATGCAATTGGTGATTCATGCGACAGCAATATCGTCAGTTCCACCTCAGATCGGGAAAAGCATTTACATCATGCCATGATTACGACGCAGACTTTTGACATCCAAGACAACAGAGATGAACTGGAAGTGATTTCTTCCGCGCTTTGGCTGATCGGCGAGAAACGCTACAGCGAGGCGTGTTCCGTGCTGATAGCCAGACACGACAAACTGACTGCATATCCAAAACTGAAAATCTATGATCAGAGAGAGCATAGGGCATGACTCCCGGAAGTTTTGACAGCGTTACAGCAAGAGAAATGGTCGGGGATCAGCAGGCGAGAATAATAGAGTTAAAAGCCAGACAGGATGCTGATGCAAATAACTATGCCCCTCCGGAATATGGTCCAGATGGAACATATTTTTACAAGGTAATGAAAGAAATGGAAAGAGTTGTCTATTCAGAACAATTCAAAAAAAGGACTGAAAGAAACAAAAGAAAGGCTCTTGCATGATTATCGTTGGCACGCCGCATACGAAAGGCGCGGGGTACTACATCAACGACAAGAACTTGCGCACTCGTCAGGAAGCGGACATTCGCACCTGCACTCATTGTCAACAGATCATCAAGATGCAGGAATGGAAAAAAGCGGGAGCATGGTGTCCCAAATGCTTTGCGCCAATATGCAGTGGATGCGGAAAAAGAATGCTTACATTCGGATGCGAACCGTTCATCCGGACAATTGAAAAAGTTGCAGAGGAACGCATGCGGTTCAAGAGATTCATGAAGGATGCGGGGTTGGACGAGCCAGTGACCCCACAACAAATTCTCACTGGCTCACAAATGAAGGAGTAGAGCATGGCACAGTTTTCTTCCGGAACCCCGTCAACTTTCACCCCTACCGCCAGCACGACCACACTGGCCGCAGGCGGACTGCAAATGCTGACTGTTGGCGATATTGCCAAGGTAAAGATGTTCAACTGGGGCGGCGATGGATCATCACTCGTCGGCTATATCAGCCGCGTTGCGAGAGTAAGTAACACGCCTGCTGGCGCCGTATCCACTGCTGGCGTCATCAGCGCATCTTCTCCCGGCATTACACCAAACTGCACTTACCCAATCGTCTACGCGACTACGCAACCGACAGGGACCGCCGATGCATTCCTCTTCAAACAGAACTGGAACGTACAGGGTGGTGGCGGAGCGGTTGTACTGCCAATCGGCGGCGAATGGTTCGTCACTGGCGGAGCACTGGGCACGGCATACAGCGCATTGGCATGGGGAAACATCACCGGCGCGGATGCTAACTTGTCCAACTATGGCCTGACCTGGGAAGAGTGACATGTCGCTTGCCGGAGATTACGCCATTGCCTATGCCGCAGCGGAAGCCCAAAAAGCATCCGCTGTAGCAACGGATCCTCCTCCATTTGTCGGTCCGAACGGACGCGCTGAAGTCACTCCACTTGGAAGACTTCATCTTATCCAGACGACAAGCGGGGATTTTGAAATTCCAGCTGCGGGAGCTTTGCTTTTCGCTGCATGGATTACACAGACTTTTGGATAATCCATGTCAACACAAAACTTCCGTTCGCTGATTCTGCCGGGGCCTACAGCGGCCCTGCCGACCATTACGGCCACGACAGAAACGGTATTGATCCCGACTATCTTTACTCCTATAGCGGCGATGGACCCTAATGTGTCTGCGGCCTATATGCTTACTGTAGGCGGAACCTGTACTACCGGAACGGCTGGTACGTTGACGATCACGCCGCGCTATGGACTGGTGATAGGCGGCACATCCATGACCGCCTCTGGAGCGCAGAACTATGTACCTAGCATAACTACTGCGCCGTTCATTTACCAGTGTTGGGTTTACATACGGTCCATTGGCGTAGCGGCTGGTGCAAACTCGAACGTGGTTTGTACCGGCATGTGGGAGTCTGGAGGGGCAGTTGCCACTGCGGCCAGCAGCACGTTCGTTTCCCATACCAGTACCGGCTCGGTCGCCGTAGATACTACGGTCGCCTCTGGTCTATGGATAGGCGTTACATTCTCTGTCGCCCCATCGGTCATTCCTCTCTGGGCGACTTGGGAAAAGATCGGGTAATAGGTGGCCTATATCCGGGGCTTTCCTGGGGCAAAGGCGCCGGATAGCCCAACAAAGTTTGTCGTAAAGCAAGGCCCCTTCGCTCCTCCTGTAGGACCGAAGGGCGGATTCATTTCCGCTGCACCGCAAATAGCGAATTATGCGCTTGTTGCTGGACTCGGTTTCTTTAGTGCCTCCGCTGTCACGCCGCAGGGACAGGCAAACGCTTCCGAGTATCAATTCGGTACGCATGCAGCAGCGATACACAATGCCGAGGCGATAAAGTCAAAAGTTTGGAAGTCGGTACCGACTCCGCCTGTAGCAACGTCCCAAGTTCCCAGATTTGTCTCCTCTGCGCCGCAGAGCGTAGACCTGACGCAACAACCGGCGATATTCAAATCCGCGCCGACGCCAATAGTCGTCAGCACGCCGCTGCCGTTCAGGCTGGTTCAGGCAGGGCCGGAGCAGGTAGATTTATCCATATCTGGATGGGTGGCGGAAAGTGCCCCGATGTTTCAGGGCGCTCCGCCCGCATCAATATGGGCATCGCCGCAGACCGATCCGACGCAGATTGCAGCGCAGATATGGAAGCCAGCCGCTACCCCTCCTGCCGTCTCTGGATTCCTGGGGACGTATGTCAGCGTACCGGCGCAGATAGAGGAACGTCCGACAAGGCAGGTTTGGCCGTCTCAGATTTCGGGACAGACTCCTCCGGTCATCAAGTCGATATGGGCCGCGCCGCAAATAGTCGACCTGACGTTACAGGCGGTCATACTTGGACCGGCTATTACGCCTCCGGTCGTGTCGTATGCCGTGCCGCAGTTGTATGCGTCTCCGCAACTGATCGACCTGACGCAGCAGGGATGGATTCGCGGGACCGCTCCGATGGGGCAGGGGCCGGTCCCGCCGTTGACGTTTGGCATACCGCAAACTGATCCGACGCAGATTGCGCCAAGCATATGGCAATCGGTACCGACGCCTCCGGCCATATTGGGCGTTACCGTACAGCCGAATACGCCGGTACCGCCACAGTTCGATACGAGCGTAAATTCGACAGTTCTATGGACGCCGAGTACGTTCAGTCCGAGTGCTCCACCTGCGCCGCCTAGCGTAACGGTTTCTTCTGGCGGGCCAACATGGTTCTACAAGCCATATCCGAAGAAGAAAAAACGCAAGATTGTCGAGCTTGAGAATGTCGTCATCATTCCAAGCGAATCTCCGGAACTGGACGAGAAGCGGATTTACCGTTACTTCGGAGAACTTGCTCCAGAACTGAAAAACATCCGCATCCAAATGATCGAGATGCGCGAGGCATTGGCCTATGCCAAACAGGAAAATACCCGCATCGAGAGGCAGAAAAAACTCGACCGGGACGACGATGAATTTCTGATTCTTCTTTCTCTATGAGCAAATACACGGAACTTCGTGAGCATCCCTACTTTCAGCAGTTGATTGTCGAAATGAAGGAGCGATGTCCGATAGTCCCGGACTATGACCCGGAAGACGAAAAATCCGGCGAAAGAATGAAAGCCCTGTCCCTTAAAAGACAGGGCTTTTTGTTGGCACTGACTTTACTCACAGGAGATACGCATGGCTGAAAACCTACAGCAGAACGACACGACTGCTGAACCAGATTCGATGGAGAAGATCGCGAAAGACTTCAACATCGAGGAAACCGCAACGCAGTTCCGGGAGCAAGCAGCCCCCATCCGTCAAGAAGTGCAACAACCGCTAAGACAGCAGGCCGTGGAGCAGGCGCCGGATCCATTCGACACCGATGCGCACAAGGCCTACCTGACGCGCATTGCACAGGGGCAGAACGCCCTGGAAACCACCCTTAACGCCGCCATGACGAAAATCTCTGCTTATGAGCAGAGGGCGTCTCGCGAAGCGTTGGAAGCCGACATTGGAAAGGCAGTTAAGGCGGTCAACGAGATTGTGGATCATCCGAATCCGAAGCTGATCGAAGCGAGGCTGGAACTTGAAGCCCGCGACGATCCGAAATTCCGAACCATATGGGAGAACAGGCAGAAAAACCCGCAGGCGCTAGAACGCGCTCTTAAGGTCAAAGCCAACCTGTTTGCGGAGGAATTCTCGGTAAAGGTCGATCCGAAACTCGTGACGTCGCAACGTGCCTTGAAACTTTCTCAATCTCAAACGGCGACGACCACTACCAAAGACCCTGATGCCAACGCTGCATGGGAAAACCTCACCGAAGAGGAATTCCATCAGAAATGGGCTCAGTCAGTCAGCGGAGGGTACTAGCTGACAAGGAAAACTCATGGCAACACGTGTCGCAACGCAGGCAACCGACGTAGCGGCCCCAGTCAACTTCGTGTTGATGAAGGGTCTGCTTCAGGCTGCTAGAAAGAAACTGCCGTATTTCAATGGAACGCTTCCCGGCGTACTGGAGAAGAATGGCGGATCGGCTTCCGTAAAATGGGAGCGTATCAACAACCTGACCGCCACCACCACGGCGCTCGGTGAATTCCAGGGTAACGCGGCATTCCTGTATGGACGCCAACTCGTCACCCCGACGGTATCCAACGTCACTGCGGCAATGGCGAAATACGGCCAAGCCATCCAGTTGACGGAGGAAATCGACCTGTACAACGTCAATACGCGAGCCATGAAGTTTTTGGACACGCTTGGCGCAAACGCAGGGGAATCGCTGAATGCCTTGATGTTCGCGGTCTATCAGGCCGCTGGCGCAACGCAGACTCGTTTCTGCAATGGTTCTGCCGGTGGCGCTGCGAACTTGTCCAACACGGCTGCTGCAATCGGCCTTACGGACATCAAGTTTGCGGTTAACGGCCTGAACAACGCGGCAGCAATGCCGTTTACACCTCTGGGAACTGGCTCGACCAACATCGGCACCCTGCCGATCCGCTCCAGCTACTACGGAATCTGCCATGTGGACGAGGAAGAAGACCTTCGCGGCCTCACTGGCTTCATTCCCGTGGAGCAGTATGCGGGCTACACCGAAACCATGCCGTTCGAGTTTGGCGCGGTGGGTGGTGTACGTTGGGCGTCCACCCAGGTTTCGACCATCGCTTCACAGGCTGGAAAGAAAACCGCAGTAGGTTTCCGTGGTACTTCGACCATCCTGAACGACGTGTACGACTCATTCATCTACGGCAAAGAGGCAATCGGCACCGTGGGTCTTGGGAACATGCATGCCGCCAACAGTTACGAGATGTACAACCCGAAAGCGCCGCCCGCCGTGGAACTGATCTACAAGTCGTTGGGTTCTGCCGGTGCCGGTGATCCGTTCAATGAAATCGCATCGCTGGCGTGGAAGGCATTCTTCGTCGGCAAGATTCTCAACGCGAGTTGGGTGTACAAACTCCGAAGCCTATCGGCCAAGGTGTAACCAAGGAAGCCCCGGAGCAATCCGGGGCTTTTCTTCATGACGTTCATTGACGCCGTAAACCGAATTCTTCGCATCAACGGATTTATCAGGGGAGATACCGACATTCTCTCCGCATTCACGGATACGAATCACAATGCAACCTCGAACATCTGCCAGATAGCCATTCAGTCCGAAATAGCGGAACTGAGTATTTTCGCAAACCTTGCCATGGAGCGGGCGAACGCCACGCTGTCATTGGCGACCGGAACGAGAACGTATGCGCTCAATTCCGCATTCGTTCGTTTGTGGGGTGATCCCCCGTTCTTTCTGGACACGACACAAAATTATCGGATATTCGAATATCCCGGAGGCGAGGATCAGTTGCGCGACGACATAATCGACTACAAGACGCAATCGGGTGCGCCGAACTATTTCTACTTCGAGCAGACCTCCGTCAAGACCGTTGCATTCTTCCCCGTGCCAGACGCATCGGTAAACGGAAGGTCTATATTCTACGATTACGAGAAGTCGGTGACGCCGGTCAATTCCACCGACACGTTGCCATTTCAGAGGGACGACGAATCTTTCGCCTTTTGCGAAGCGGCAGGAAGACGATTCAAGTATCTGTACGAAGGGAAGAACGACATACCAGTTACCAAAGACCCTGTATATCAGGAGGCGATGGCAAAACTTCTTCAACTGATGCGCGGGAAGAATCCATCGCGCCGGTACGGTAAGGATTATGTCTGACGAACTTCGCCCTGGATCACCGTTTCGTTTGGTTGCGCAGTATGGACTTAACGAGAACCCTGACCCGGACATCGGGGAATGCACGATCGGGTACAACTTCGACATAGCGGTTGATCAATCGTGGTTCATACCTCGTGATCCGTTCGACCTGAAAGGCACGGCCCCGAATGCAGGGATAGTGACAGGCATTATGCAGTTGGTCACTAGAATAGGAACGCAATCCACATTGGTATGCGCCGGAACGACTATCTATCTATGGGATGGTGGTTCTACATGGACATCCAAGGCGTCCGTTCCTAGCGGCTCTCTGCTGAGGGACATGTTCTGGCCGTTGGGAGACTATAGTCTGATTACCGACGTTTCCTTGCAGAACGTACTGCTGAAGTGGGATGGTACGACTATCTCGAATGCCCCAACAGGATTGGGTGGAACGCCGCTGTATGCCAAATATGGCGTCGTTCATCAGAATAGAGTATGGCTGTTCAACGTGACGACCAACACGACAACGCCGCATTTGTGTGTGGCAAGTGCATTCGAAGATCCGACGACATTCAACATCACCAATAGAGGCGGGCCGACTGCCTACGGCGGAGCGGCATTCGCAACCGGAACCGAAGCGTTCTACATGACGATGCCTGATCTTCGTCCGATCAATGGTGTTGCGGTATTCCAGAATTCTCTGATCGTCTCGACTCTGAACGGTCGCATGTTCCAGTTGACCGGATCGAGTGCGAAGGACTTCCAGTGGGTTGATTTCTTCGACGGATCGCCTTCTGTTGGTTCCGAATCTATCGCCAACATTGGTAATGACGTGGTTTTCATGCGCAGCGGCGGGCACATCAACTTGATGTCTGCAACACAGAACTTCGGCAACGCACGAACGGATGAACTGACGAGGTGGCTGAAATCCACCATTTCCAATCTGTCAGGCGCGAATCAGATCATCTATGACATTGCCAACCAGAAGGTGCTGTTCTTTATCTCCGGAAAGGTCATGGTGCTGTTCAAGGACTTTCTGTCCAAGGACAACTTCAATCTTCGCGGGAAACCTTCTCCGTGGAGCATCTATACGACGCAGCACCCGAACTCGTTCAATACGCAAGCCGCGAAGTACATGCTGATCCCGAATACCACGAACTACTCCGTGTATTGGGGTGACTCGAATGGCAACGTGTTCGACATCAATGGTTCGTCTGCGGGTGGAGATGCCGCCACATATCCGATCATGTACAAGAGGCGCTCACGACACATCGGCCCGGAAATGTTCAATGGTCAATGGCCGTGGGCGGGAAGGAACATAGAAGGATCTGTGGAATATCGTCGTATCGGTCCAAATCAGGTTTCCTTGTCGTTCGACTGGGACGACGAATACAACACATCTGTCAGCACGATAAGCCTGAGAGGACCATCTGGAGGAGACTCCGGAGCTTACTTCGGAGGGAAGTTCTACTTTGGCGGTCCAGTATATTTCAATCAGGGGTTCAGCGCGGTACAGAGGCTTTCCGATTCGGACTTCTCTCCTTCCGGGAAGGGTCCAGGGTTCTATCTGGACGTTAGTTCTGCCACGACAACGCAATTTGAAATAGACAGCATCCAGTTGCGATGAACAGAACAACGCTATTCAGAAACGGCAAGCCTACTCTACGTCAGTTCGTCAGCCATGACGGCGACGAGCTTGGCCCGGACATGGGCATCCTGTGGGCGGCTTACAAGCGCGGGTCGTTCGACATCAAGGAAATGGACGAGCGTTCTTTCGCCGAGTTCACGTTGGCATCTTTGTCTCGCTATTCAACAGTCTGGATCATGGAAGACCGAAACAATGGATTCCGATCCGGATCAGGACCGGTTTGCGTCATTGGTGTGAACTCGAACGGCTGGATGATTACGCCAAAAGTATTCTGGTTTTCTTGGGCGACGAAGAGAAACAAATTGCGTTGCACGGTCGCCTTCTTTCAGAAGACCAGATATGAAAAGACGGTGGGCGTATGCGAGGTCAGGACGGAGCAGGATGGACTTAAGTTGACTCAGCACGCTATCAAGTTTGTTCCCTCTCTGCGATACGTCGGAAAGATATGGTTCGGCACGCCTAATGGGGATCAGTTTATTTTCTCGGTCAAAGGAGCAAAACATGCCGGGGTTGATGGGAATAGAAAGGATGCAGACGGGGTACAACGGGACCGTGCAAGTCGGCCAGCAGTCAGTGGAAGTGAAGAACGGGAAAGCGTCAGTTCAGGGTCGGACATTCAAGGTGTCGAAGAACGGAATGGTGACGTCTGATGGACATCTCGTCGGGCAAGTTGTTAATGGGCAATTCCATCCCTCTCAGCAGAATCAACAGCCAGCGCAATGAAAAATTTCCTGAGATTGGCTACGGGATGCGATGTTACGCCGCTGCTGGTTGCCATACATACAAAAGATTTGTGGAACAAGGTAGACATCAGGACAAATCATCAGGAGACGGCTCATTCAGAAGTTGACGATATTCTTCTGAGATTTAATTCAATGGAGAGCATAGAGTCAATTCCAGACGAACATGAAAGTGTGAACTTCCCGGCATTTTCAGAACTGCCACAGGCAAGACCACTTGTTTTCGGTCTGATGGCTAGAGTCGAAGGCGAGAGATTGGGGCGATGTATTATCGCAAAACTGAAACCAGGATCAAAGGTATATCCACACGTGGACGGAGGGTCTCACGCATCGTATTACAAACGTTTTCATATCATCCTTCAAAGTTCGCCAGGCGTCGTATTCAGATCGGGTGACGAAGTTGTTTACATGGCTCCTGGGGATGTGTGGTGGTTTGACAACTCAAAGGAGCATGAGGTCATCAACAACAGTGCAGATGATCGGATACACCTAATAGTGGACATCAGGAAATGATTACCTATCAAGTGGAAAAATGGAATGATGTTGTAGACGAAATGAAGCCGCTGTGGCCTCTCCACTGGGAAGAAGTAGCCGTGGACAAGGATGAAATAAAACTTAATCCAGATTATGCCTCATACGAGAATTACGACAGAAATGGCGCTTTGCATATCGTTGTGATGAGGGAATCCGGAAGAGTGTGCGGTTATCATGTAAGCATCGTCCGTCCTCACCTACATTACATGGAAAGCTTGTCTGCATTCGTTGATGTGTACTACATCGAGAAACAATATAGAGGACAGAAGGCAGGGCTAAAGCTATTCCAAGAGGCTGAACGAACTCTCAAGGCAAGGGGAGTGCAGAAGATATTTTCTGGCACAAAAAAGCATCTTGATTTCAGCAAGTTGTTCGAAGGTCTTGGATATACGGCAACCGAAACACAATTCACGAAACTCATATGAAAATATTTCGATTAATTTCATGGTTTCTACCGGGCGGATTCTTCTGTCCCGGAGTAGGTGCTGCGGTGATAGGCGCCGGAGTTCTTGGTGCTGGCGGAGCTATTTATAGCGCAGACCAAGCAAGGAAGGCCTCGAATACCGCGACTGATGCCGCCAAACAGGCCAACGAGCTTGCTCTGATGCCATTGAGCAGCGGCGCATCCAGCATCAATCGTAGGGCCGGAACGGTATCTCTTGACCCATCCATACGAGCACTTAGAGATTCTACGCTTGCCAATATTCCCGGTTATCGCAGCAACCTGAACACGGCCTATGGCGACTTCTCCGGGCGGTTGGGTAGCATCTATGGTGGCCTGCAAGGCAATCAGAGTCCATTCATCCAAGCGCGTGTCAATCCGCTACTGCAACAGCAGGCACAGCAAACAGGACAGTTGCAAACCAGCCTTGGAATGCGCGGGCTTTCCGGTTCCAGCTTCGGAGATCAGGCTCTCACCAACCTGAACACGGACTACGGACGAGCAATCGGTGATCAAGCCGCGCTCGCAACACAGGACACGCTTAACGCACAGACCGGCGTGGCAGGGCAGATGTTCAATGCGGCAGGGGCGAACAATCAGCAGAACATGGCGCTCGATACCTCAATTCAGGGAACGGCAGGGCAGGACTTGGCGCAGGAATTATCTGCCCTTGGACTCGCTCCTGCTGACATCGGAGCGATTCTTAATTCTGGAGTGCTGGCCGGGAATGCTGGACAGAATTATGCAAGCAATATCGGGCAGAGCATTGGGTCAATGGGTAACTTGTTTACCGGATTGTCTAAGTATCAATATCCAGGACTCAGAAGCCCTTCCACAAGTCCTCAATATGGAAGTGGGATGGGTGGTTCAGCGTATGGCGGTACTGATTACTTTGCACCATGATGGAATAAAAAATGGATGACTCACTGAACGTATTAGGCGCAATCGGCATGGGTCTCTCCTCTGCCGGAGGGGCGCTCAATCAGAATGTCTACAACCATAACGTCAACATGGCTTCGCAGCAGCAGGCGCAGGATGCGAAGAAGAAGGAGTTCCTTGCTACGTTGCTGACGGATCATTATCAGAATGGAACGCTTGCTCCGGAGGCTTATCAGCAGGCCATGCAGAAGTTGGGATATAACATCCCGCCATTGGCACAACAATTTGATACGACTGGATCAGAGGGGGCAATAAAGCAAAAACTTGACCAAGGAGGTTATCTTAGCGGTGGAGATGTTGCTGACAACAATGGAGGATTAACTGGGCAAAGCGCACTTCGATCTCCGTCTCCATTAGAGGGGGCTGCTATGAACATTGCTGGCGTGCCTTCTCCTCTGAATCAAGATCCGGCAATGAAAGTTCCTCCAGTAGGCGTGTCTCCATCGAAACCGGACTTTTATTCTATATCTGAAATCAATAGCGCGGTTACTGACTTCGAGAAATCTCTTCCGGACAATATGCCGCGTGCGGAAAAATACAAAAGGCTAGATGCATTCAAGAAGGATTTGCGTGATTTGCGCAAGAGCCAGTTAGAAGAATCGACAAACATGATGAAGTACCGCAAGGAAAAGCGGGACTCGAATAAGCCAATAACTCAGCAAATCCCAATGGGAGAAGAGACCGCCGAGATTCAGTTTGATCCAGAGAAAAAACTAGAAGGGGAAAGACTTCCCGGAAATCCAGATTTTGCGATTATCTCTAAAGGTTCTCGTCAGCCTATCGCTAAAATTGTCATGCCTCCTGATCATTTCGCGCAATTAAAGGCGGCGGACACGATCAATGCTCAACTTGAGCGTCAGGTCGATCCATACAGGCAGGATATGTATGCGATCAGAAAAATGAGGGATTTGCTTGCAAGGGACGATGGAGCAGCTACCAAACAGGTCATGGATGAACTCCCCGGTCTGTTCGCAAGAAACAGAACGACGAACATGCTGTACTCTAAAAATTCTTCGTTTGGCAATATTGCCAATCGCATTGCCAATGCCGTATCTCAGTTTTCCACTGGAACATTCAATGAAGATTCTCGTCGTCAGTTGAGAGAAATGCTAGACGAGATGCAGAAGAATGTCATCAGACCAGCCATGGTGAAACACGAGAAGGCATTCAAGGAGCGGGCAGAATATGGAGACGTCGATCCCAAGCTAATCAGCATTCCGGATATGCCATCAGAGGACGAATCAAGTACCGTCGATCCGAAGGTTCAGAAGCAAATTGACGACTTCATCAACAGCCGCAGAAAGAAGTAAATGGCCGACTTGAGCGTGACTGATCTGCTGGACGATCAAGATTTCAGGCAGCAGGCTCCCGAGGTTCAGGATGGAATCTTTCGTCAATATGCGGCAGAGGACAAGGAATTCCAGAAGCAGCCAAAGGAAGTTCAAGCTGGAGTTCGATCAAGAATACTTGGAGTATCTTCCGGCAAGGCCGGATTGAGCGCACCTGTCATGCCATATGCAATTAACCAAGGAAAGGCTGGATTGGCCGGGACAATAGGCGCTGTTGCAGGGTTTCCGATAGATATTGGCAGAGGAGCTGCTCAGAGCGTCTATCAGGCTGCTACCGATCCAACCGTCAGGGCACCGTGGCAGATAAAACTGACGGACCCTCTTAAGTACACCAAGGCCATTACTGGAGCAGTAGCGAAGCCTCTAGGCGTTGAGTCAAAACCCATTCCATTAGATGAATATGGAAGGCCGTCAAAGTCTGCTGAATATATTGGTAAGTTCGCAGAGTTCACTGGAGCGTCGTTGATACCAGGCGGCGGCGTAGTAGGCATGGCGGCAAGGCGTGGTCTTGGCCCGGCATTGGCGGCAGCGGGAACAGAAGTGGGAATTGCAGGATTCAGTGCTCTGGATACTGTTCATGGAAAGCAGCTAGGTGAGAGATACCTTGGCCCTTATGTTGGTGGCCGGGAAACTGGTGGACAGATCGGAGAACTGATCGGTGCGGCAACCGGTCCGGTCATGATGGCAAAGGGGGTCGAATATCTAGGGAGAGGGGCGGGTAAGGTAGCATCAATGACAGGGGCTACTCAGTTAATGCCAGACGCCCAAAGGTCAGCAGGAAAGGCGCTGGCAATAGACGAGCTTCGCAATTCCATGTATCCGGATGTCAGAACAGCAGAACAGACAAAGGCAAACCTCGAAGAGTCGGCGCAACTGCAACAGCAAATACCTGGTTTCAATCCTACACTCGGGCAGGCAACCAATGCTCCCGGTGTCATCGAACTGGAAAAAAAGGTCGGATCAAGAAACGCGGAAGCATTTGCTGAAGCTGAAGCAAGAAAGGGCGCTAATGAGGTGGCTCTCGAAGCATTCCGCACAAAGGCGTTTCCGTCAGGAGAAGGTTCTCCGGTACAAGCAGCAGCATTGAGATACAGGGGAATTTCTGCTGGCTTGCTGACATCTCAGAACAAGATAGAAGATCAGATCAGGGCGCTTAACGGCGCAATCGACAGGAGCTTCACTCCGGAGATGGGTAAGCGTCTTGACGATCTTTACATGGATTTGCGTAAGAACGTGAAGACGCAGGCAGAACAAAAGTATGCCAGCGTATACAAGATTGCTGATGATAACGGTGTCAGGATTGAAATGTCCGACATTGGTAATTTCATCAACAAACTCAAGACATCTGACCCGGCGGCATTTAACAGAGACGTAATCCCAGGGTCTTTTCAGGAGGTCATTGATCGCTATTCTACAAAATCCACTCCAGGAAGAAGTCTTGTAACTAGCACCGGAAAGAAAATACGTGTTGAGCAAGGACAGGAAATTCCTCCCGGACAAGCATCATTTCAGGAGCTTCATTCTCTCTACAAGCGAACTTTTCGTGACTATGGAAGAGCGAGGGACGACCAGACAAGAAACTACATAAAGCAGCTTCAGGATGCGCTGAAGTCAAAACTGGACAACTTCGAGAGGTCTGGACCAGTTGGCGAAGTCATGTCCAATCTTACGGAGGAATTCAAAGCAGCAAATGAGTTCTACCGTAAAAATTATGCCTCTGTTTTCAAATCTGGTCTTGGAGACGACATAGCCAGAAAGTCTGTTTTTTCCGGCACTACCCCAGACGAGAGGCTGGTAAGGGACTTGATATTCAAGCCTGACAATGAAGTCAGGATGGGGGAGTTCTTTCAGATATACGGAGACAATCCTGAAGCAAGAAAGTTACTTAACAATGGCGTGATGGATGTTTTTGCCAGAGAAATTAAGGCGTCAGGTGGTGAAATAACGCCTGCTGCAGTCAAGAGATTCCAGCAGAGATACAGCAGGGCGCTTGAATATGTTCCGGATATGCAGAAAACATTTTCGAACGTGCAAAATACTATTGAAGGATACGTTGCAAGACGGGCGGAAGTGCAACAGCAAAGAAAGATGCTGGATCGTACTGTGCTGTCCGACATAGCGGAAAAATCAGGAGCAAGACAAGACCCGCAGGCCATTCTGAATCTTGCCATCAAGGACAGGCAATACATGCTGGCCCTTCTGAACAAGGGAAAACTTGGAGAAGAAGAACGAAAATCTCTTTCGCGCTCCATTGCAGACAAGGTTAGCGAACAAAAAGACCCATATCAGTTTCTTTTGGACAATCAGGAAACGCTGAAGCCAGCAATGATAACGCTTGGCGGTTCAGAGCATTGGGCAAACCTGGAGCGTATGGCAAAGGCTCAGAAAATTATGAATCGCGTTCCTGATGTTGGAAATATCGGAGAAAAGACGCTTCAGGACATAGGAAAAAAACTTATCGGTACTCCAGTGAACAGCATATTCTCCCAATCGCGTGCGGCAGCACAAGGAAGACAAAGCAAACCGTATATGTTTCTGGACATGGGAGGCAAGTACATATTCAAGATCAAATCAGAAGAAGCAGACCGCGTTCTTCGTGAAGCGATCTACGATCCTGATCTACTGAGCGCGTTATCTAAAGTCGATGTTCCGGTAGGTGAAATATCAAAGCAATCCATCATAAACGTCAAGCATCACCTGATGTCGCATGGCGTTCGAGTTCTATCCGCCACTGCTGCTGATCGGTATCTGAATCAGTGAATCTGCTTATCATTGACCCTGACGCTAACGGCCTAGACCTTGCCCTGCGCACGCTGGCCTACGGTCACGATGTCAAATGGTTCATGTCGAACCACAAGGATGGGACAGTCAGAAAAACCGGCATTGGCCTGGTGGAGCGCGTCTCCGACTGGGAGAAATGGATGCAATGGGCGGACTGCGTTTTCCTGACCGGCAACGACAAGTACATCGATCGACTTGAGGATTTCCGAAAGTTAGGCTATCCGATCTTCGGTCCAGGCAAATCCTCCGCCGCATTGGAAGTGAATAGACAGTTGGGCATGAAGGTTCTGGAACGAGCCGGAATTGAATGCCCGCCTTACAAGTCCTTTGCATCGTTCGAGGATGCCGAGCGCCACGTATGGAAAACGGAAGGGCGCTTCGTGTTCAAGACTCTCGGAGACGAAGAGGACAAGAGCCTCAGTTACGTATCCAAGACGCCGGCGGACATGATTAACAAAATCCGCGAGTGGAAGAAGAAGGGCAGCAAGCTCAAGGGCCCGTGCATGTTGCAGGAGTTTGTCTCTGGAATAGAGATGGGTATTTCCTGCTGGTTCTCGCCGAAGATGGGATTCGGAAAGTGGAAGAACATCAACTTCGAGCACAAGAAACTGATGTCAGGAAACTTTGGCCCAAATACCGGAGAACAAGGCACGGTCATGCAGTACACGAAGAAGGACAAGCTGTTCGATGAAGTCCTGAATCCGTTGGAATCAGTGCTTGCGCAAATGGGTCATGTCGGCGACATCGACGTTGGCTGCATCATCGACAAGCAGGGCAAACCGTGGCCTCTGGAGTTCACCGCCCGTGCTGGATGGCCTGCGTTCTACATCATGCAGCGTGAGCACATCGGCGATCCGCTGCTGTGGATGATTGATCTGATGCAAGGTAAGGACACGCTGGAAGTGTCCGAACAAGTGGCCGTGGGGTATGTGCTGGCGCAACCGGAGTACCCATACACGACAGACATGAACCACCGCGCCATCGGCAACCCGATCTATGGCATCACGGACGAGAACTGGGATCACCTTCACCCTGCGGACATGATGAAGGGACGCGCCATCGACATGAAGAACGACAAGCCGGTGGAGCAGGATATGTTCCTGACCTCCGGGGAATACGTGATGGTCATCTCTGGACTAGGTGACACGGTACGCAAGGCGATCAAAGACGCCAAGAAAGTAGTAGACGAAATCTGCGTTTCGGATGAATTGCTGCGCGACGACATAGGTGAGGAACTGGAAGAACAGTTGCCCATCCTTCATGAACACGGTTACGCACTCTCAATGGAGTATTAAGTGGGAACAAAATACAGCAACCAAACGACGAGTGGATACAATGCTAGTCCCCCTCCCGACGATGGTACGACAGTAGCAGCCAATCAACTTACTTGGGCGACGATCAAGGGAAAGCTCTCTGATCCCCTTAATAACTTCGACACGGCTATCAATGCGGCATTACTGAATGCTCTGGATACATCATGCTCTACAGTATCTGGAACATATACGACAATTGCTTCAGATAATGCCAGAACATTGCAATGTTCTGGAACGTTCACGTTGTCACTGGGAGATGCGTCTACGCTCGGTGCTGGATGGTGGTGCAATATCGTCAATGCGGGATCTGGAACGATTACTCTTGGTAGGGCTACAGGTGGTAATACGCTGGCTGGAGTTGCCTCCAACATTACTCTTGGTCCGTTGCAAGCTACTACCGTAATCGTCAACCAGGCGGCGAACGGATTCAACCTGACGGACTGCAACAGCCTGATTGTGGATCAGACGGATATAACGAAACAGGCAAAGTTTGACGTAAGCGGCATGCCTACTGCTACTGTTGCCAATCTAAAGATCGCAGCCGCGCAGATTGTGGAGGGGCAACAAGGAGTGAATATCGCTTCCGCTGCAACAGTCAATCTTGATACGGCTACTGGGAACTATATTCACGTTACCGGAACGACGACGACTACTGCAATTACTCTTACGCAAGGCAGGGAAAGAACTGTCGTTGCCGATGCTGCTTGGCCTGTCACGGCGGGCGCGTCCTTGATAATGACTGGAATCATTGCCTCTGGAAGTACGTACACTTTTAGTGCTGGAGACGTTATCAAGTTACGTGGCGAGGCGGCAGGGGTTGTGCGCGTGGTCGGAGTTGATCTTTCGAGTCCAGCGGTTCAGGGATCATCTCTTGTCTTGCTGTCTACCCAAGTAGCTTCAAATAGCGCCACTTTACAATTTACCACCAACATCACGTCTCTCTTCGATGAATACGTCTTTAAGTACATCGCCATTGTGCCCGCAACGAACAGTGCCGGATTCCTGATGAACATGAGTATCAATGGTGGGTCGTCCTACGATTCTGGAGGTACTTCTTACTCATATGCCAACAACGTTGCTGGTGCAAACGCTACTAATTACGGTACAAGTTCTACTGGTGCTGCGAATATTGTATTAAACGGCGTGACGAATGGTTTGAGCAATAGCTCATCCGGCGCCGGATATAACGGAGAATCTTCTCTTTACGTGCCATCTAGTACTACCAATATAAAACATGTTAAGACTACGGCTGGTTATAACGGCAATCTTGCTCTTGCCACAGTTGATGCTATGGCTGCTGGCATTTCAACCGGCCTCACCACTTCCGCGGTTAATGCAGTTAGTTTCCAGATGAGTTCTGGAAATATCACATCTGGACTCATCCGTATGTATGGGGTCAGGAAACAATGAGATGGTAACCGAGAAGCGCGACCGAAGAGTAACCGATACCCAACTTAACGCGAGGATTGCGATTCTGGAAAACAACCAAGAACTCATGAAAGATCAGCATGACAAAATGCTTGAGATTCTGGAATGTATGCGTAAGCGTTTGGACGGACTGGTTTCGGAACAGACAAGATTTCAAGGCATGATCGGCGAGATAACGATTGTGCTGGCCGGGATTGCTACCGTTACTGAAATCTTCGGCGGATTCATACGGGATCATTGGAAATGAGCGATCAACTCCGCGCCATGCTTATCCGACAGGAGGGATTGAGGCTAAAGCCTTATCGAGATACTGTCGGCAAGCTGACCATCGGCGTGGGGAGAAATATCGAGGACGACGGCATCAGTGAAGCGGAAGCGTATGCCCTTCTCGACAACGACATCATTACGCATACCTTGCAAGCGCAGAAACTCCCGGTCTTCCAAAGCCTAGATTCAGTCAGGCAGGACGTGTTGATAGACATGGTGTTCAACATGGGACTACCGAGAGTGATGGGCTTCAAGAAGATGCTTGCGGCACTCGCTGTTGGCGACTGGAACGAAGCGGCGGCAGAGATGCGTTGCAGCAAATGGGCTGAACAAGTAGGAAACCGCGCCATTGAACTTGCTGCGATGATTAGCAGTGGACAATATCCATAGGAGAAATGATGAGAAAAGTTCTTTTTGCTCTATTACTCGCATCAAGCAATTCCTTCGCAGTACAGCCAGCATTGCTATCGTGGGACTACGGCACCTATGATCTGGTCGCCAACCCTGACGGGCTAACAGCAACAAACCTGTTGCGCAAGGCCGAGGCTTGCACGGCCAGCGCATTGACGTTCGCGCCATTGGCATCCGTGCCGTTCCCCACGCTGACGTTTACGGACTCGACGGTTTCCTCGGGAAAGTCATACTGCTACGAGGCGCAATCCGTCAATCCAGCGGGCGTGTCATCCATGTCTAACCAAGTGGTGAAAGTTATCCCTTTCGGCATTCCCCCCGCCCCGACTCTAAAATAGGCGGTGGGGCTCACGACAGGAGAAGATAATGTCAGACTCAATAGAAAGCGTTGTTCCGGGAAACATCCCTGATACACGATTGCCACGCCCCAGTTCTCACAAGGTAGCCGTCGGCGCGACGGCTGGCGCCATGACCATCGTCGTTGTCTGGATCGCAGGATTATGGGGTTTGGATGTACCGGCAAGCGTTGCCCAGGCATTCACCATTCTAGCTGCTACGGGCTTGAGCATTCTCGTC